TTGGTTTACTATTTGCCATTTATGTTCTCCTTAATTAAGAGTTAAATATAAACTAGGCTGGCCTGCCTCTATTTGTTTATACAATTAAGATTTTTTCTTTGGTCTCCCAACTGGTACCTTTATTGGACAGCATTTGTCTTTCTCACTCATTTTCTGAGTTAAAATAACTAATGTATCCTCAATATCATTTAAGCGCTTGTGAAGCATCTTATTTTGGTTATAGATACGCTGTGGTAGACCAAGTAATTCCTTTACTTTTTTCATCTAATTTTAATCCAACTTTTTAAGCGTTTAGTACCGCCACTTTTTACATATCTTTCATAGAGTTCTAAGCGTACTCTGTTAAGATATTCTAAACGATTAGTAAGAGGTTGATACTCTTCTGGCTTAGCACCTTTTTCCTTCATCTGTTCAATAACAGATTTATTCAACTCTATTGAGTCGTAAGTATTATTCAGTGCTGATTGTAACTGCATTGTAATAGAACCATAAGTTCCATTTGTAGTGCTTATTACAGGTTGATTGTATTCGATATTGTGTGCTATTTGCATTATTTTCCTTTATTTACTTGTATTAATAAAAATCTTTGGGCAGTCCTCTTGGCTCTGTAATTGGCTCTAATGCGGATACGCTACTGCATAAAAGTATTTTGACTCCCAATTGTCTATACATTTATGCTATTTAATTACATTACCTGACTGCCCAAACTTAAAAAAGAGATAGAGAGAGACCACGCTTCGTCCACGTGGAAACAAATTATCCCGTGAGGCTTTAACGGATGGTGGTTTTGGCCGTAACTCTCTCTATATTGATTGTTCGCGATAAAAACATTTCAGTATCTATCCAACAAATGTGCCCTATTACGATGCTCCTTCTCTTATAGTTGCATCTTTTTCCAACACTTTAAAATTTTAGCGTGGTCTCCCTACTTATTAATGCGTTCATTCAAATGATACATTAAAAAGCACTATCAACGAATACCTTTCAGCAGTTATCTAGAATAACCTAGCTGTCCTAAGCCAAATTCAGCTTAGTTAGAAAGATACGTACTCCATCGGTGTACATCCTCCCGGAGTAACCCACGCAATTGAAATTTTTAGGGGCTGTTGCATAACGACCGGTGCACCTCTAAGTCTTCTGCCCTCTGCCCCCAAGAGGATTTTACCATTCATTATTGTTTAGCTTATCAAGCTTTACTCTAGTCTGCATAATAACATTTTTAGATAAAGTGTTTTCTTTAAAATCATTACAAAGCATTTCTTGTAATACTATAAGATATGCCTCTGCCTCTGATTTTGTTGAACATTGAATGAAATGGTCTTTAATACTGTCATGAAGACGCAATACTTTCTTAGAATACTGATTATGTTGTATATGAACATATTGTATTGCAAGTGCATCAATTAAGTAGTCTTTTACTCTTATGAACATTATCTCTCTCTCTTTCTTATTTGTTCAGGATTGTAATAAAAATAGTACAACTGTTTCTTAGTCATACTGTTAGCCTTACTAAACTTAACTTTGTGGTATTTAACTATCCACCACACAAGTTCGTACTTATGCTTGTAAGGACACATTGCTTGCATTTTACTTTTCCTTATTTTACTATAAAATCTTTGAGCAGTTGTTTGGAAGATTCATTCCAATGACATGCTCAGGTCATCCATGGCAAGTTGATAATTCTTGACCATGATTAATTGGGAACATTCTCCCAATACTCACTATTGTTGCCTTTTGTTGACATACGATTATCAGTCGTCAATAGCGTCTATTTTTACCTGTTTAGGATTTAATTTTAACAAAAGAGAGTATCAAAATAGGTTCTTATAAGGTACCTCGTCTCGCCTCACGGTTAGAGCTCTCTACTCTCTTTATCACAGAAAAATACTTGCCTCTCAGCACGCCAAATATCATTAGACCCTTGGCTCGGGTAAGTTTGTTCAACTGAGAGGACTTTGGTCACGGATGTTGCATTTGAACATCGGACTTTTGGTACTCGATAATAGTATCTTTAACATCGAGTGTATTGAACATTACAAAGGCTACTACACATCCTAAAAAGAATGAGCAGATAACAACTTGTATGAATGCTCTTGGGTCTGTTATATCTATGCTGATACAAAACATAGCGATACCATAAACAGACAAACAGAAGAAAAGTATCAGTGTTAATGTTAGCATTATTTTGCTCCATTTGATTTACTATAAAAAACTTGCATCATTTTCTAAACCCTTAAAAATTAGAAAGGGTGTAATTAATCGTAAAGATGATTAACGAGGAGATGAGGGGATACGACAAGCACACGGTCGGGACTAAGCCCAACCATGTGTGTCGTGTGATTTGCGCGTATTACTTGCCGAGGTCGATTAACGCAAGGAGATTATCAGGCACATCTCCAAGAGTGCAACCTTGAGAGGTTTCTTCAGCGGAGGTAAATGTAATCTCTGTACGAGGTTTACGCGTTTTACCCTCTTCTGTATGACGTATATCAAGTTTAGGAAAGTTACTATCGTAGAACCACTGACGGGGGGAGAGGTACAGAGGTTCATTCGATTTGAAGATGCTAAGGTCAGGTGCATCAATAGGTATATATTCTACGTCTGCCTCAAGTGCTTGTTTCTGACCTAACTCGTTTGCAAGAGAATGAAGAGCAGAGACTGCTTTAGTGTTAAGGTTGCGAAGAACATGAAACCATGGAGCATTTGAGTCTGCCTCGATTAAATGCCCCCTAAAGTGGATGCTTAACTCTTTCACGGAAACCTTATTTCCTAATTCATTAGTGAAAGAATTGATTCTTGTGTAGAACTTGTAAGGTTGTACCTCTTCTACTTTAGGGTGCTCTTGGGAGAATGTTCTCAAAGTACGATTATCGTTATTGTTATTACCTGCGTTATTGTTATTGTTATTGTTATACATAGTATTCCTTAGTATTATTAAATGTATGAGTCGATGCAGTACAATCAACTCAAGAGTGTTAAACATTATGTACTGCAAGACGAACAGGGGTTGAGTAATCCGCCCCGCAGTGAGCGAGCAACGCAAGGTAACACTATGGGATTAAAACTCAACGGGGGAGTACCCCCCATAGGGTTAAATTGCGGGGGGAGCGGTGCGGATATATCTCTCACTCCCATTCTACGTAAAGTTTTTGAAATGACCCTTAAAGTATTACTTTATACCTCGCATATATTTTTTTGAAATTTTTTCCACATTCTCACTTGCTCAGTAACTACGTAAGTACGTAACTTACTCTACGGGGGTAGGGGGGCACCAATTTACGTTATAACAATACAACACAAAGATATAGGTAAGAAAGACTATACAATACTTACTAAAGACGAAGCAGACTCTGGTAACGTTACCTACGTAGACTGGAGATTAGCTCAGTCAGGTGATATGGCACTTAGTGATGATGGGTATGTTGGTCAAGTTATATCTAGAAAAACCTACTATGACTCTAAAAACAGACAAAAGGACTGTGTAAGAGCTCCATGGGGATACGTTTTCTACCAGCCAGGTGGGAATGCACTTTTTAAGGTAGAGGGACGTAAGACTAATTCGACGTTATCGGGTAAGCCATCCTCTGAAGTGTTTTGCGGTAGCAAACGTATGCGCTTACTAGCACAGGTTTATGCCCGTGTACAGAACAAGAGAAAGGCAATAGAAAAGATTTATGGAAATGTTGAGAAAAACAGACGCTTTAAACTGTCTACTTCTATGGAAACGAAGTATTTTAAACAAATGGTAAAAGAAGAGACAGATAAGCTACTAGATACACATGGTTTCACTGGAGACTATGTCATGGAACTGCTAAAAGATACTATAGAAATGGCTAAGACCAAAAAAGACGTCGGTAATCTTATGAAAGCAGTTGATAACCTACAAGATTTACATGGGATGAAGGATAAAAAGACCCAAGTGGATACTCGTCAGATAGAAGTTACCTCTACAAAAACGCTTATAGATGCAATTGAAGAGCAGGAAAACAAACTGATAGCTACTGAAACAGTCTCTAAAGAGGTAGATGAGTAACTTTGAAGCTGATTATGCCAAACGAAAGGCATTAGAGAAGCTATATCATAATATGGCGTTGTTCGGGAAGGTTTGTTTCCCAACAGCAATCCGCTCAAGCACACCTCCGTTCCATCAGGAGCTCTACAAGGCTCTACTTAATAAGGGGAAGAAAAGAGTTCTAGCAGCTGCCCCGCGTGGAACGGCTAAATCAACTGTTTTTTCTCTAATCTTCCCAATGCATCAGATAGCGTTTAAAAAAAGCAACGAAGAGGTATTCATTGTTATCATCTCGGAAAGTCAGGCCCAGAGTGTTAACTTTCTTAGTCGTATTAAGTATCATCTTACTCACACTAAGGAGTTTCGGGATGTTTTCGGAGACTTGGGACCAAACACTGCTACTAGGTGGACTAACACTGATATCATTCTGGCTAATAACGCAAGGATTGTGGCTGTTGGTACAGGTCAGCGAGTTAGGGGTTTTATCACTGGCGATACTCGCCCTACAGCTATTATTATTGATGACTTTGAATCAGAACTTAATGCGTTTACGTCAGAAGCTCGTGCAAAGAATAGGAAATGGGTTACGGAAGCTGTTATCCCGTCACTAGCAGATAATGGGCGTATACTTATGGTAGGCACTGTTATATCCGAGGATTGCTTTTTATACTGGGCTAAGGACTCTCCTATATGGAAAGTATTGTGGTATGCTATTACAAATGACGATGGTTCACCCATCTGGCCTGAAAGATTTCCTGAAGAACGTATAAAGCAGATAAAAATGGAGTATGAGTCCGTAGGGAACCTAACTGGGTTCTATCAGGAGTATATGAACATAGCCCAAGCTCCAGATGACGCTCCTTTTAAGGATAAATGGCTAAAGCTACATCATTATGACTATGAACGTATAAATGGTCAGAATTGTCTAGTTAGGAACATAGGAGAAGAAAAGAAAGTGGTACCTGTGGAGCTTTATACTGGTATTGACCCTGCTAGTTCATTAAACCCTAGGGCTGATTTCTTTGTAGTTGCTACTTTAGGTAAAGACCATGAAGACAACGTATATGTAGTAGATATTTACAGAGCTCATCTTAATCCATCAGAGCAACCTGATAAGATTATAGAAATTTATAAGAAATATAGGCCTAAGCGTATGAAAATTGAGACAGTTGCTTATCAAGAAGCGCTTAGACAGGCTGTTAGAAAGAAGATGTTAGAGGAAAATTTATTTATACCAGGGTTAGAAAAGGGATATAAACCACGTAGTAGGAAGAGTGAGAGGCTAATATCAATGGTTCCGTTGTTTGCTAAGGGTAAATTCCACTTCAGACCACAGGATGATATAGCTCAAGCAGAGTTTTTAAGTTACCCTAGGGGTAAGCATGATGATATAATGGATGCATGCTGGATGGCACTTGACCAAGCCAAGCCCTGTAGGTTAAAAGACATAGAAAATCAAGGTAAAAAGTCCGTTAAGAAAACTTTTCTTGATTGGATGACACTTTAAGTAGGAAATTACGCGCATGGCTTACGGCATAAAAGATAAGAAAAAAGAGTCAATAGTAGACGAAACACAGCGTTTATGGCGTTTATACTCGAATAATCGCTCTGTTTGGGCTGAACATGCTATTGAAGACCGAGAATTTCGACTAGGTAAACAATGGTCATCTGAACAAGAAGAGAAGTTGAAGTCCAGAGGACAAGCTCCTATAGTTGTTAATCGTATACATCCAGCCGTAGAGGCCGCTAAAGCTATGCTTACCTCTCATAAACCTTCTTTTAGGGTATCTGGTAAAGAAGATAGTGATAATAAAGTATCTCAGGTATTCAATGCTCTTTTAGAGTATATGTGGCAACATTCTGATGGTGATATGCAATTGAGAACAGCCGTTGATGATTACTATGTTACTGGCATGGGTTGTCTATTAGCTTATCAAGACCCTATGAAGGATATGGGTAAAGGTGAGGTTTGTATCAAGAATATAGACCCTTTAGATGTTTATATCGACCCTAATGCTAGAGATAGATTCTTTGATGACGCAGAAAACATTATTATTTCTAGGCTTTTCACTAAAGAACAAGCTCAACAGCTATATCCAAGGTATAAATCTGCTATTAAGAATGCAGGTAGTTCAAATTATACTGATATGCCCGGCACTAGCCGTGTCGA